CTAGTTGGTTTAAAGCGGTTAATTCAGTTGCGGTCACGCCTAAAAAGCTGCGCGGCGGTAATACGGTTTTCCAGTTTGTTTTTGCAGCGGCCGGTCTTAGTTCTTTCAGTACCAAGCTCGCTTGGCTTCGGGTCATGTGTTCGGTAATCCATTTTAAAGTGGGCGTTTTATAGCCGCCTCTTGGTCGTCTGATTTTAAAGCCGGCCTCTAGCAGCGCCTTGGCTTGTCGCCTGGTGGCAGGGGCCGTTGGTCGTTCCGCGCTGGGACTGCTGGCCGCTTGTCGGGGCGTAAATTGTTGGGTAAAGCCAAATTGCTGCTTGGCGGCGATGGTTTCAGTCCGTCGAGCGGAAAAGCCGACTTTTACTTCATTGGCATTGGCGTTAACTTGGCGTATCGACTGCCCCACCTTGGTCAGCATTTTTTTCTTACGGCGGCTGTTTTTCCTGGGTGTAAATGCGCTGTTATTCAAATCAGTTTGCGCGCGCACCCGTTTTTTACTGCTGCTGATTACCTCTTTAGCAATCCGCATCAACAAGCGGGTTTTAGTCTGATCACTGGCAATACGATCAAAACGTGCGCGTATTTCTGGAGCGCCTTCTAAAGTGATGCTCATGACAGGCTGTAAGACAGGTTGTTAAATAGGATAGTGCCGCCATCGTCGCGGGTGATGGTCACGATTTCATCCAGCTCTAGTTCGATTTCAAGGTTCGCTACATCGGCTACATTGCCGTTTTCATCAAACACGTCCACATTGACGCTAAACTGATTGCTGTCTAAACGCCGGTCGTCATATTCCAGCAGCCACGCGGACAATTGCCCGACCAACAATTCGACCGGGTGGCGGTTAAACGGATAGCCGCTGATATAAAAGTTAGCGCTGTATTTACATGTCGACAAAATAATCTGTGCAGGGTCGTCAAGGCTTGGACGACCGGCCGGAATGACCTCCAGCTTATCGACATAACTGTCGACGTCGTTGTCGGCGACCAGGTTCAGATCGACGATAAACTGATGCAGGGCTTGTAACTTTTTCATAACAGCCCGACATGCACTTGATCGCTATCGCGCACCGTGGTTTCTGCATATTGCAAACCGAACGCAGTTAAAAAAGTGGCAACGGCTGATCTGGATTGGTTTAACCAATAATCGGTCGTCGACAGCGCGGCGTTATCGCTTTCGGCGGAAGTGTTGCGCCGGTTCATGGCGTTAAATTGCTGTAATAACCAAGCCTTGGCGTGGCTGTACACCGCTTTTTCATAGACAATAGCAAGCACATATTGACCATTAACAAGGTCTTCGTTCTGCGCATCAAGACAGCTTTCCAGCGTGTTAAAGCCCGTCATAATTTTGAGTGACTTCACCGCTGCCAGGCGCAGATTAATATCCACTATCGCCAGCGTCACCGCATTGATTATCACGGCGTCATCGTATTCAGCCGGAATGCGGTAAGGTGCCATAAAGTCGCTTAGCAGCAGATCAGGAAAAAAGCCGTCATTGGCAATCACGCTGTCTTCGGTGCGTTGGGGTTTGCCGGTTAAGCTCATTGACTTAATGCCTTGCCGGTGGCCATGACGTAAGCCATATCGGCGGCACGTTTCGGGGTTTGTTTGGCCCAGGTGCTGTTCATCATTTCTTTAGACGCCTGCGTGTAGTTGCCTTGTTTAATGTAGGCCAGCGTCTTTTTGAAACCCAATAGACCGGACACGCCTATTTGGTAGGCCATGCTGAGCAATACCGATTGTCGATTAGCGGTCAGTTTTGACCACCACGGCAATTTTCCGGACACGCCGTGTTCCAAAAAGATCACCTGTTTAATCAGTAAATTTTCGGCCTGTTCTTTGGAGATGCCGTGCCTGGCAAAATCAGCCAGTTCGCGGCTGCTTAAATTCAATGGGTTGGCTTCCAGATTGTAGCCGTAGCCGATGCTCTTTTTGCCGCCGGTGCAGATATACACCGTGGCCGAAAAACCTTCTTGTCGTTTTAACAGGTCAATAATGAACATGGCGTATCCTAAATAAGTGCTAGTCCGAACGAGGACGCCCAAGCTGAGTTCATCGGCTTGATAGTCGTGTCGCCCGCACTAGGCTTGAGGAGTCGTTAAGCGGCGGCCAGCAATCTAGCCGCAGTTTCTCTTAAGGTTTTACAGCCATGCCCTTCCGGGTTAATGGCTTTGGCCCGGTCACACAGTTCGAGCACGGCTTGATAATCGTTCTCAGCCGCCTTGTGTTTGGCCAGCATCACATAACATTTACTGACCACAGCCGGATGCAGATCAAAATCGACCGCCCAGACCGGTAACTTTTCCACCAGCTGGTCTAAATACGGACTGGCTGAGCGCCGCGCTTTGAGTAAATCGCTGGCCCAGTCATAAATAGCATCACAAACAAAGGTCGGCATATCGCGACCAAAACCGCTGTGCATCAGCTGTTTTTGTTCGATCAACACGATCGCCAGCTTTAACGCCAGTTCAATGTCCAGCACATCAAACGACCAGATCATCACTTGCACTGCAACATCGTTTGGGTAGTTGTGCTTTTCGCTCAGATAGTCGTTTATAAACGCCTGGTAGGTGTCCAAAATTGAGCGCTTGACCACCCCTTTTTCTTCGAGCGTGGGTAATTTTTTCAAACGCTTTTGGTCTTCCAATAGCGTTTTTTGGTAAAAGGGCAGGCGTTGCAGCTTGCCAGAAGGCAACGCCCCGCTGTTGTCCTGTATGCCCGCACGCTTTAACGCCATGCGGGCTTTGATGGGGTTAATAGCCATCGTTAAACAGTGGTAATGCCGTCGGCTAAAAATGCCGCTTCTTCGTCGTACACCACATAACCCTGATTGCTGCTGTTAAAGTCTTCAACCGCATTCAACTCAGGCGTGTCTTTTAGGGTTCGACGCACACTGCTACGCTGCATGTAGTGCTGCAAATTGCCAATCGGCGTCAACAAAATGGTGCCGTCTGGAAAGTAAGGCGGCACAATGGTTTTTAAGCCGCCGTAGGTTTGTAAAATCGTGCCCTGATTGGTCAGCACCACCAGCTTTTCTTCGGCGGCCGGAGTGCTGGCGTAATATTCACCCTCGGCATAACCAACCAGGTCGTCAGAAATCAACGCAATCAAATTGCTGCGCTTGTGAACGGGAATCAGGTATTTCAGGTGATTAACCAGCGCATCCAAAGACGGATATTCAGCGCTACCGAGTTCGACCGGCGCTACGGGTGTGGCGTCCAAATAATTAGAGCCAGCGTTAAAAGCCCGCATCAACTGTAACCATCCGACAGCCACATCGGACATATCGGGATGGGCGCCAATATCGGTCGTGCCAGCCGAACTGGTGCCGTGCCAGCCGACACGGATAATGTCGTCCGCCATCGCGGTTTTAATCAACGCGTTATATAAATCCGAAAAGTTGGCAAACTCAGACCAGGCATCCAACGTGCTGTACAGCACCCGAATATCGTTATCCACCTGTGCCAGCGAGTAATTGGCATTAGCCAGATTTAATAGGTTGCGGGTTGCCCTGCGTCCGGCGCCGGTGGTATCGGTTCGACTGGCAGTGCCGCCTGAGACCGACATGGCGATTTTTTGCCCATTCAACTGCTGCACCAGGCGCATCATGATGTAAGGCATGAACCAGCCGCCGTGCTCAACAATCTTTTCAATCAGGGTATTTTCGACCATCGGCGTCGCGGTAAACTGCTGGCCGACCTCGCCGTTATAGGCTTTGGCTGTATTGGTGAAAAACTGAGTTAGCGCCTGGCGCCCTTGTTTTGATAATCCGCTCATAGCGCGAGTCCTTAAATGGGGTTAAATGGATAAAGGGTTTAAATGTAAGAGCGCGAATCGTCGGCTTGCCCGTCTTTAAACGAGGCGGTGCCGGGTTGTTCTTTCAGCGCGTCTTGCAATTGGGCGCCAAAGGTTTCGATCAGCGTTTTCATTTCGGTAAATTCGTTATCGCGTTTTTCAGCGGCGTTTTTTAACGCGGCAATTTCGCTTTTAAACGCGGCGTTTTCCTGTTCGAGTGCAGTGTATTTTTCGTCGCTGGCTGGGTCAGGTTTGGCAGCGGGAGCCGGGTCTGGGTCTTTGTTTAAGGCCGCCATTTTTTGGCTCAGGTGGTCAACTTTCGCTTTCAGTTCTTGATAGTCTTCTAGTTTCACGGGCGTTTCCTTTTTAAATCTTGAAAAAATTGAGGTGCTTGGCGCGGGTTCTTCGGTAAACACAGTGGGCAAGGCGTCGGTGTAGAGCTTGCCTTCGACCGAAAAATTCAGTTGGGCAACGCCCAATGACGCCGGGTTATTGGTAGCGCCAAGGCCGGTTAAATAGGCTTCACCGCTGGCGGCAAAGTTGGGCATGATCTCAACTGAGGTAAACACGTTTTGCCCGTAGCGGATATCCGACTGCCAAAAGGCGTTCGGGGCAATCTTGGCATACAGACCTACGACCGAATCACCTTCGTCACGCACTTGCAGCGCTTCAACCGTGCCGTATGCCTGATAGTTGTGATCGTGATTGGGAAACACCATCGCGGTGTACACCGCCTTGTCGTAATTGTCGGCCATCTGCTTGAGTTGTTTGGCGTCGATGGTTCGCCCGTCGATCGTCTTTCCGCTCTGCGCCACTTTCACATAATCAGTCACTAAGGTCATCGTTGTTAATCCCTAAAAAACACAGTAGTCCATAGT